TACAACCATGGAATGGATGTATCAGTTTAACGAAAGGATTTTGCAGGAGTTTAATATCCCTGAGCAAATGCCCAGGGAAACCACCGAGGCGGCATTGAGGCTGCTTGGGGTGGAAGTGTAGTGCCCGCATATCCATGCCTGCTCGTTGCAGGCGCACGACAATAACACAGTTTAAAGCGTTCTTCTTAATAGGACTGTGTACGGAATGCGGGCCTTTTATCATCAAGGAGGATAGGAAATGTTGGTGATTTCTAGGAAGGAAAATGAAAGTTTGTGGATCGGGAATTGCTTGGTGACCATTTTGAAGGATGGAAACATCATCAAGTTGGGCATCAAAGGCCCAAAGGAAACCAAAGTGGTAAGAGCAGAACTAGAAACCAGAGGAGGAAACGAAAATGTTGTTCGCAAATGCGCTGGCTGATGCACTTTCTACGCATCCATCGATACCGTCAGATCAATCTGAGATTAAACGCCAAAAGGCCATCATAAAAGACAGCATTCCATACCCGGAACTTATTCCCCTAGTGGAATGGAAAATGGACAATAAAAACGAGATTGATGCTCGCATTCATGTAAATCACGAAGGCGTTTCATTCCGGATGGTTGGGTTTATTATGCCCGGAAATATCCCCAAATGGGCATACACCAAAAACACCTACATTGGAAAGTTTGAAACTGAATTTCGCAAGGCGTTTGCTGATGGTTATCGCTTTGCCAAGGAACTTGAGGAGGAACTAAAGAATGATCAGCCCTGAAATTGAAACCCGCATTTTAGCTTTAGAGCAGCAGATGGCTGGAATCTTGTTCGCACTGAGCCAGCCAGTTAACCAGGATGGAACAGCGGAGGCTTTGAGCCCATTTGCTGGCGAAAACGTTTTAAAACTATTTGGAAACGAAACAGAGGAATTGAAAAACGAAAGGAAATAGACATGAGCATGTTTAAGAAAGCAGCGGTAAAAAACAGGAAATTCAGAGCGGCCATCATGGGTACGGCTGGCAGCGGCAAAAGCCTTACGGCTCTTATCCTGTCGTCTACCTTAGGCAAGAAGATTGCCATGGTGGATACCGAGCATGGTAGTGCGGAAATGTATGCGAATAGCTTTGAGTTCGACACTTTAAGTCTTACGGACTACCACCCCCAGCGTTACATCGATGCGATCAAAGAAGCAGGCAAGGAAGGCTATGAAGTAGTTATCATCGACAGCCTATCCCACGCATGGAGCGGGAAGGGCGGGGCGTTGGAGTTAGTTGATCAGGCAACAGCCAGAAACAAGGGAAGCAGCTTCGGGGCTTGGCGTGACGTTACACCACTTCAAAACCAGCTAGTTGATGCCATCATCGGCAGCCCATGCCATGTAATCTGCACCCTCCGCAGTAAAACCGATTACCAGGTGGAAAGCGAAGGCGGGAAAACCAGAGTTCGGAAAGTCGGTTTGGCACCGGTGCAGCGGGATGGGATGGAATACGAATTTGATTTCCTGGCCGAAATGGATGCAGACCACCGGCTAATCGTCACAAAGTCTAGAATTCCAGCCCTAGCTGATAAGGTGGTTACAAAACCTGATGCAAAATTTTTTGCCGAGTTTAGCAATTATTTGAATCAGGGATTAGCTGTTGAGATAGTTGGAGAGATAAAGAAAACCATGGATGCGGTGGAAATGGCCACGGAAGGCCAGCTTTTAAAACTGGACGAAGCAGCCAAAAGCCTTGGGGCTGACTGGCTGGCAAAGGTTTTAAGGTTTTACAAAGTGAAACAGTTTAACGAACTGACAAAGGCGCAGGCTGACACCGTGTTAAGCCGTGCTGAGTCGAATTTGGTAGCAAAGTAATTTGAATTTTAAGGAGTAATCGAAATGGATTTTGACCAATTGGAAAAGAATTACGCACCTAAAAAATCAGATGGCCAATACGAGCCACCACTCGCAAAGATGCCGGATGGAGAATGGGAGATGTCCGTAAGGGATGGCTTCCTATACGAAACCAAGACCGGAAAACAGGCTTACAAATTTATCCTGATTAACATAGCACCAGGAACACCCTATGACGGCTGGGAAATTCACAAGGTTGTTGTCATTGACAGCCCAACCGCCATGAATATTTTGGCAGGCCAGTTACAGGCCCTTGGCATTGATGCTGATTGCTGGGGAGAACGCCACGGCAGGCCATTAAAGGATGAGCTAGGCAAGCTAATAGATACCATGCGCCATTGGATAATCCGGTGCCGTAAATCGCAAAGCAACGGCAAGGATGGAAAGCACTATCACAATCTTTATTTCATAACCAAGGTTGGCACAGTCAAACCGAAGGATTCGGAAGATGCGGATCTTCCCTTCTAATATTGATGCGCTGTCGGCGGTGTGCTGCTTCAGAGAGCCGCCGACTTACCTGGGGTGGCCGGTGCCCTTGATCATCGGCCACTTATTCAAAAAAACGGGCTGGCTTTTCGGATGCGAGCCAGTGGCTAGGTAGGCAGGGTATTTCTCCCCCCATGACCGAACCACCAGAACGAAGGCAGGCGGCTTTTGTGCCTGGCCAACCGTTTTAAACCAACACAACAGAGGTAACCAATGATCATCTTTTACGAAAGTTATGGATTGTACGGATTCTTCAGAGGTATTTTCGATCCTAAATGTTCTGATTGTTACTACATGGAAGATGGCAAGTATTGGCATCGAGATGCTAACGGGCTGGTTAAAGAACAGCTTTGGGTGAATGTTTTTAGTTCCATAGCCACCCGGGCCATTGGCTTGACTGATGAGGGCAGGGAATGGGTGCTGGATCATCGGGATTTGAATTTTGATGATGAATTAAACACCAGAGATCTAGTTAACCTCAAGAAAAATACCCCCAACGATATCCGAAAATCCATTGAAGATGAGGCAAGAGAAATCGCTAACAGTGCGGACGTTTTACGGCAGAAATGGGCAGCCAGGGAGGGCCTTACACATGATGTACAGGGTTAAAAATTGGGAAACTTTTCAACATTACAAGGACAGAAACCCGCCTTGGATCAAACTTCATTTTGAGCTTTTATCCAGCAAAGATTGGGTGATGCTAGACGACAAAACAAGAGTGCTAGCGATAGCTATCATGCTGCTAGCATCCCGTAGCAACGGGTACATAGATGGAACTGAGCATGGATTATCCTACCTGCAAAGGGTTGCCTATTTATCGGAAGTTCCATGCCTTAAACCTTTAATTAATATAGGTTTCCTTATTTTAGAAGATGAGGAAAAAATATTGCATCGCAAGCAGATGCTAGCGGTTGCTAGCAAGATTCAAGCAGATGCTAGACCAGAGGCAGAGACAGAGGCAGAGACAGAGGCAGAGACAGAGGCAGAGACAGAGGCAGAGACAGAGGCAGAGACAGAGGTTTGTCCTGAGACGGGAAAATCCGTCTCAAGACCTGCCGTAATTTCTGAACCATCACTTTTGGATTTCCCGGTTGATGGAAAAACAAAACTTTGGCCCATGACCCAAAGCTGGCTTGATGCCCAGCAGCAATTCTTTCCCCAAGTGGACTGTTTGGCAGAAGCCAAAAAAAGCTTGGCCTGGCTCTTGGCCAATCCTGAGAAAAAAAAGACTGCCGTAGGAATGCCTAGATTTTTAAACCGTTGGTTTTCGAGGGCAAGCGATGCGAAGAGCTATCGGCCCGGGGTGAACCCACACCGCATGAACGGCACTGATGAAACCTTTGATCAGCGTTTTGAACGGATTTACGCAGAGCGGGAAAGGAGAATTTCCAAATGACCACCATGGAATTTGCCAAGACCCATTGCCAGCGGTTTGGCTACGAGAAGCCAGCCGAAATCAGCATGATTGTGGAATGGGCCGAGGAACACGCCAAATCTGGCGCAACGATGGAAGACCTGGAAAACGCTTCCAAGGCGATGCTGAAATCAACAGCGCAGACATTCCGCAGGGAACAGCACCTCCAGCAGATGAACAGTTTGCTAATTTCAAACCGGGATAAACGAATCAATTTGGAAAATGGATACAAATCCACTCCGGGTTATCGCTGTTCAGTCTGCCGTGATGCCAGGGGAATTGTTTCTGTTCCACTGTTGAAACAAATTGACTGCGGAATCTGGACGGGAAAACAAACCCAAGCGGTGGTTTGTGACTGCGTGGACGGTGACCGGTGGCGCAACACCAAAAACTCTAAGGACCAACCCATGATGACGTTGGGAGAGTACGAGAGGCGAAACCCGCTCTGGCGTTCCCAGTTGCGAGACAGGTTGCAATTTCAGGCAGGCCAAAACCTTGTGCTGGAACAAGCCAGAAATTTGGATGGCAAAGGTCAGGTTTCAAAGCTTGACCAAAGCCTGGCCAACATCCTCGCCCGGATCACCCCTGCGAACTTGCACAAGCCACATCTTGAAGATAGGCGGTTTAAATAACTTAGGATATATAAGATTGAAAAGCTTTTAAAATCGTTTATATCGCTGTTTTGTGTTTTGTTGAGTGTTTGATCATCAAGCGTAAAGATGTCGCAAATAAAGCGAATCTAGAGGCCTTAGAAAGGGTGCAGGATGCCAAGGGATAGAAAATGCAAGGATTGTTTGAAGGGTAACCAGAATCTGCGGTATGGAAGGTGTGGCTGGTGTTGGAGTCGAAAGCGGGCTGATAATGGTTTACCACGCACTGAAAAAGTTCCTTCTTGTTTGAGGTGCGGGCAACTAAAAAAGAAGATCAACCAACTAAGGCAAAAGCTTGGGCATGCAACCGATGTAATACTCGAATGGGAAGAGTGCTACGGAGACATGAAAACGGAACATTACAAAGCCAGAACAGGGCAGAGCTAGGCTAACGTTTTGTTTTTTTACTGATACTTTGGATACTTCTAGTTTAGGATTCTTTAATAGAAAGGTGGCATGATGCCAAATCAGAAAATAAAGCTAAAAACGGAAACGGAAAAAAACTCCGAATTCCTTAAGGAAATTGGCTGGGTATCACGCCCGCAACCACCACTTTTTCGGGTGATGGAATCGGACATATCCGAACCAACAAGGATTCCCCCAGGCACTACCGAGAGAATTGAACTTTATTGCCTGCGGGCAGATGCTGGTCTGCCGCTTTTCATTCCCGGTGACCGGGCCAACTTCGAAGGGCTTGCAGCAATCACGGAAAGAGATATTCCACTGGACGCAGGGAGGTACTCAAAACATGGATGAAAATTTGGCCGACTTTTTCCACGAGGTCAGAGAAACCATTAAATCCCGTGGGAAATCCTACGACACCCCAGAAAACAACTTTGCCAAAATCGCCAGGGCTTGGACGGATTACCTCGGGTTCAATGTTGAGGTTTATGACGTTGCCGTAATGATGGCCCTTTTGAAGCTGGCTAGGCTAACCAATGGATACCACAGGGATTCCCTGGTAGATGCCTGCGCCTATTTGGGAATAGCTGATGGGCTTTCTGATGACCAGTAGAGGCTGGGGTAGGAAATCGAAGTACCGAGCCAAGCCAACGGTAATAGATGGAATCCGTTTTGCTAGCAAGAAGGAGGCCGCCCATTACTGCGTTTTAAAAGCCTTGGAAAACAACGGGGCAATTAAAGACCTGAAACTTCAAGTGCCTTTTAAGTGCGTGGTGAATAATAAACTGATTTGCACTTACATTTGTGATTTTGTTTACCTGGATATCGTGGCCCAAAAAATGGTTTATTGCGATGTGAAGGGGTTTAGGACACCGGTTTACAAGATCAAGAAGAAGCTCGTTGAAGCTTTGCACAAAATTTTAATAGAGGAAGCATGAATAAATACTTTCAAAAAGAACCTTGCATAATTTCGTTTTCTGGTGGAAGAACTTCAGGGTTCATGCTTGCCAAAATACTAGAAGCACACAATTGGAATATGCCAGATTATCTCAAAGTTTGTTTTTGCAATACTGGATTGGAACATAAAAAAACATTAGATTTTGTTGAAAGATGCTCGCTCGAATGGGGTGTAGAAATAACTTGGCTGGAATATTCAGGTAATAAAAAAGAAAAAAAGTTTAATGTTGTCAATTATTCCAATGCTTCAAGAAACGGAGAACCTTTTTCCTTGTTAATTGATGAAAGAAAGTATTTGCCAAATCCAGTTGCGAGATTTTGTACAGTTGAATTAAAAATTAGAACATTAGACAGATGGGCCAAATCTATTGGTGGTGTTTTTGCTAATAAACATAATCAAGCAATCGGACTTCGTTACGATGAACCAAGAAGAGTTGCTAACATTAAATCAAACTCAAGGAGAAATCCTGCTGTTTGCCCAATGTACGAAGCTAAACACACCATTTCAGATGTCATCAATTTTTGGAATGAACAATCTTTTGATTTGGGAATTCCACAACATCAAGGGAACTGCCAGGGATGTTTTTTAAAATCAAGGTACAGATTGGATTTAGTAGCCAAAGAAACACCTGAAGCTTTTAATTGGTGGATTGAACAAGAATCAAAAATAATTGGTTCCGAAATTGCTAAGCAAAGAACATTTAGAAGCGACAGACCTTCTTATTTAAAAATGTTGGAACAATCTAAAAACCAGCTAAGACTTTTTCCAGATTTTGATGATACGGTTTCATGTGTTTGTACTGATTGATTTTTAAAAATCCATATTGAGGAGGCGTAATAATGTTTTTTGAATCTCTCAAACATCCATGCTGGTTTATGCCTAAAGTGATTCGGACACGCATTGGATCCCAGCAAGAACCAGGAAAAGTGCTGCCAAGAAACAACGGCATGATTTATTCCGATGGTAAGGAAACGCTTTACCAGGACGAGCAGGGAAAACAATGGCGGGTGAGGTTAGAAGCGGTGGAAAACATCGAAGGGGAATCAGAAACGAAAGAGAAGAAGAAAAAAGGGAAACAGGTTTAATGAATTACTTAAGCGTTTGCAGCGGCATAGAGGCCGCCACCGTAGCATGGCATCATCTGGGATGGAAGCCTATCGGTTTCAGCGAAGTTGAACCGTTTCCATGCGCCGTTCTGGCACATCATTATCCGCAAGTTAAAAACTTTGGCGACATGACGAAATTCAAGGAATGGAATCTACATGAACCAGTCAACGTTTTGGTCGGAGGAACCCCCTGCCAATCATTCAGCGTCGCAGGATTGCGGCAAGGACTCAAAGACCCAAGAGGTAACCTCATGCTTACCTATCTTGCGATCGCTGAACGTTACCGGCCTAGATGGCTTGTCTGGGAAAATGTGCCCGGTGTCCTGTCATCAAACAGAGGACGGGATTTTGGAACCTTCCTTGGGGCGTTGGTCAACCTGGGGTATGGGTTTGCCTACCGAGTGCTGGACGCTCAGTGGTTCGGAGTGGCCCAGCGTCGCCGCCGTGTGTTCGTTGTCGGACACATTGGAAACGCAGAGTGTGCCGCCAAGGTTCTTTTTGAGTCCGAGAGCGTGTGCCGGAATACTGCGCCGAGCCGAGAAAATAGGAAAGGCGTTGCCACCAATGTTGCACCAAGCCTTACAGCAAGTAACGATCCAAGCAGAAGTCCACAATCCAGCGAAATAACTCAACAGGTAAACGCAATACTTAAGGCACAAGTTGTTGGCACTTTATGTTCCGACTCGCACCCAGGAAGCTACTCTGGACAGGATGCTTACACAGGAAGACTAATTGCCACCGCATTTCATCCAACGCAAGACCTAATTAGCAACAATGGTATTAGTCACGCATTAGGAACCGGCAGCAAAAGCGGTTCCTCAACAGCAGCGGTGTGCTTTGAAAGCAACCGCAGAGATGGCGCAAGAGTTTACGGAGACACGACCAACACGCTCCAAGCTTTTGCCGGAACTGGTGGCGGCAATAGTCCGATGGTGCAACAATCTACAGCCGTGCGCCGACTCACGCCAACCGAGTGCGAACGACTCCAAGGCTTCCCTGACGGTTATACAGCTATTGCATGGAAGAAAAAGCCAGCAAGTGAATGTCCAGATGGGCCTAGATACAAGGCATTAGGCAACAGCATGGCGGTTCCGGTCATGCGCTGGATAGGTGAGAGAATTAAAAAAATTAACAATTGAATTAGAGGAAGAAATGACCACACCAGCCCAGCGAAGCCGAAGCGTTCTAGCTGCCCGCCAGTTACTGGTTGATCTAGCTAACGGAAGCATTACCAAGCAGCAGGCCAAAGTGGAGGCCAAGGCCATCCTTCGGCATTTCCTATGGCCCTGCGACCTGTTTCAGATGGCCACCAATTGCCCCGATTTGTTTGAATCAGTTGATTTTAAAGATAAGGTTATTCATTGATTAGTTTTATTTTTGTGGGATGATTTAGTTATTAGAGCAAGGCTGGGCGAGTCCGGGTGCGGCGGTGTCGGGCATGGCACGGTCTGGTTCGGTCAGGCGAGGCGTGGCGAGGCCAGGCATGGCTATTAAGGTGGCATTCCAAAGAACGCCACCTATTTTTTTGATAGGCAACCCATGAAATTTCACGAACCAAAACGCATTTTTGCAGATGGAGGCTTTAAATTTAAGAAAGATAAACGTGAGTCTGGACGCTATCCACCAAATTGGTGGAAAATTCGCAAACAGGTGCTAACGGAGCATCCACTTTGCCAGCCGTGTGAACGAAATGGAAAATTGGCCATCGCTTTAGAGGTGGACCACATCACACCCATTCGCAACCATGGGGATAAGATCGACCGAAAGAATCTTCAATCCATCTGCCGAGAGTGCCACCGAAAAAAATCAGCCGCAGAATGTCAAGCGTACAGCAGGGAACAGCTTCAGCGGGAAGCGGAAAGCCGCCTGCGCCTGCCCCCTGCGCCCTAGGCCAGCGACGAGCCCACCGCCCGCACCGAGAGCCAGGACTG